GTTAAAGGATTGCATGATAAAATGTATACCTTTGACAACGCCAATACTTCATTCCACCAGGCCGCAAAATGCAAGCGGTACAGTGAAGAGGTATTGGCTTTTTCTATGTCAAAGGAAGATAACCTTTTAAGGGCATGTGATGAAGTGGAAAACCTCACATACCACCAGGGAGAATATACCGTTTTTAAGGTATGGGAACCAAAAGAAAGGTTGATAATGGCGTTGCCTTTCTATGACCGGGTGGTGCAGCACATGATTGTAAACGCCATAGGGTCGGTATTTGAACAAGGGTTTTATTATCATTCTTACGCTTGCCGGGACGGGAAAGGGATGCACGCCGCAAGTAACCAGTTATACCAATGGATGTACGAGCTTATGGAGCGTGAGGGATTGCGGCTTTATGCCTATAAAGGGGACATACACAAATACTTTGCATCTATCCCACATGACAAATTAAAAGACGAAAACAGACGGTACATAGGGGACAAGAAAGCCCTTATCCTCATGGATGAAATCATAGATAAGAACGGGATATTGCCGGACGGCGTGGGCATCCCCGTGGGAAACCTCACAAGCCAGTTATTTGCCAATGTATACGGCAACCGCCTGGACAAATTTGTAAAGCACGTTTTACACATCCCGTATTACATCCGATACATGGACGATTTTGTTATTTTAACCCCGAACCTTAACCAGTTAAAGAAATGGGTTAAGAGGATAGAAGAATTTTTGGAAAAGGAAATGGCATTGCAGATAAACCCCAAAAGCACCATTCTTTACGCCGGAAATGGGATTGATTTTTGCGGATATATCCACCATCCAAATTATAGAAAAGTCCGCAAGGCATCCGTCCGGCGGCTGAAAAATGATGTGAAGCATTTGGAAGCCGGAGAACTGGACAAAGAAACATTTACAAGAAAATACGAAAGCCGTCTGGGGCACATGAGCCACGCCGACACCTACCATGTTACAAAGTCCATAGAATATGAATTACTGTTTTGGGAGTGGGAGCAAACACAAAACGGTATCATGCTTCCGACATAAACCCGGGTCAGAATTTGAACACGGCAGGGGGTATGATGCCAATAAGGGCAAAAAGAAGAAAGGAGAGGTTGGAAATGGATTTACAAACACTTCTGCTTGCCATGAGCATCCCAAGTGGCGTAACCGCATTTTGTTTTTGGCTGATTGAAGAAAAAATGAAACGGGAAAGGCAAGAAAGAGAGCAAAAGGAAGCCATACGGCAACAGAGCGAGATTTTATTGATTAAAAGTGTAATGGCAGCGATAGCCCTGGGAGAAGCAGCAGCCACGGCACTAAAGAACGGGCACGCAAACGGAGAAACAGAAGCCGCCCTGGAATATGCCCGGAAAATCAAGCATGAACAAAAAGACTTTTTGACAGAGCAGGGCATAAAAGGGATTTATGAGTAAACACAAACCATAAGCCGTAAAGGGCTTTTGGAATAAAGGAAAGGAGAAACACACCATGAAAAAGATTGATTGGGTAAGAAAATTGACAAGCCGTAAAATGTGGACGGCGGTAGCATCCTTTGTTTCCATGATGATTGTTGCGACTGGTGGAACTGAAAACACGGCCACACAGGTAACGGCACTCATTATGGCCGGGGCATCCGTTGTGGCATATATCATTGGCGAGGGGCTTACAGACCAGGCAAATGTTGGAGTGGAAACAACGGTGGAAGTGACAGAAGAAAAGGAAGTGTAAACCATGGACAAGCAGGAATTTATCAAAAAGATTGCCGGGTATGTAAAAAAATACGCTTCCGACTATGGAATTGCGGTACATAGTCCTATTATTGCCCAGGCTATCCTGGAAAGCGGATGGGGAGAAAGCCGCCTGGCGGCCGTGTACCACAATTATTTTGGCCTTAAATGTGGAACAAAGTGGAAAGGCAAAAGCGTAAACCTCAAGACCATGGAAGAATACACACCGGGAACCCTTACACCAATTACGGATAATTTCCGGGTGTACGCATCCATGGAAGAGGGCGTGAAAGGATATTTTGAGTTTATCCAGTTAGAACGCTACCAGAATTTACGGGGCATCAAGGACCCGGCGGTGTACTTAGAAACCATCAAAGCGGACGGGTACGCCACAAGTAGCAAGTATGTAGAAAATACCATGCAGATTGTTACGCAGTACGATTTGCAGCAGTATGACGTAAAGGGGGAAGAGAGCATGGCAAAATTAGCAAGTGCAGTATTGGCCCAGGCCCGTGCCTGGGTTGGCAGGAATGAAGCAGACGGA